ATCGGTGAGCAGGTCGGCATCTTTGCCGTCCAAAACAAACGATCCCTTTTCGGCTAGTAATACCCTGCCTAAAAGAAAATTAGCATCCTTGCCTGATAAAGTGAAGTTTCCGGTTTGAAGATTCAACCTATGCCCTGCCAGCAGACTTGTATCCTTGCCGTCGAGCAAGAAATTTCCTGTCTCTGCTTGTAACAACCTCCCGGCAAGCAAACCAGCATCCTTACCGTCGAGTAAGAAGCTGCCCTTTTCGGCTTGCATGGTATAGCTAACAGCTTCTTCAGTATAAGTTCCCGTTAATTCAAGAGTGTCCACCTCTACCCCGTTAGCATCGCCGGCCATGCTCTTAACAACTACCATCCGTACTTCTACTCTCCCGTCATTCCAATCGTCTTTTGTTGCCGAAGTGTCCACGAAAGTAAATGCTGTGGCCACGCCTTCATCAAAAGTAGTGTTTGTAATTCCAACCTCCACACTTTGAAAAGTACCTCCCGAATCTGCCGCCGCCAGCACCGCACCATCGGCCTCCTTAACAATCCTGATCAGCAGGCTCCTGGTATTGGTCTGCGCTCCGATTACTCTCCTTCTAACCTGCCAGAGCAGCGTATCCATGTTGCCGAAATCCGCATCCACCGAAGACAAAAGAAAAGAAGTGTCCAGCGTAGCGTTCGCATTGGTATTATCTCCAATAGCCGACCCGTCCGCTCCTGCTATGCCCTCGTCAATATCTCCGAATGCTTGCGATCCCCAGTTGCGAGGGCCGTTCACACTATCGCCGTTAATTAGTAAGGTATTAAGTGTTGCCATCTATACAATTTTCGCATTCATAATCCCCGCAATCTTTAATCTTCAGCCGCTCCCAAACAGGTTTTACTTTTTTCACGTACTCCTCGCTCGCATGCACCGCCTGCCAACTTCCTAATTGCGCCCGAAGGCTACACGTCCACCGGGGATTTGTGCCTTCAACAAGAAATTCGCACCGCCTCCCCTCAATGTAGCAGCAGTGATCCGCTGAGTTCCGGTTGCAACTACGTTGTGTCAAGAAGCGTCTCAGCTTCGGTAAAGTCTATGGTGAACGTCTCTGATTCGTTCAGCGTTACACCTCCTGCTCCGTAGTCATACATACCTATTAGCGGATCAGCCGGTGAGATAGGATCATCATTATAGATATACACATACCGGAATGTTGCCAGCCCTCCAGATCCAGCGGTAAGCACCAAATCCACAAGGACAAGAGAATAAACTCCTGCCGTCTGTGAAGATGAAGTAGTAGTAATATTACGTGTACTCAGATTTGTATAAGCAATCTCAGTTACATTAGCCAGAACTCCGTTACCATCGCTAAGAGGGTTTGAAGCCTCAGAACCGGGAGCGGTGTTACTTAATGCTACTTTCAATTGTCCTGTTGCAAGGTTGTGAACGCCATTGTGGGTGTCTCCTACAAAATCATTTACTTTCGTGAATGTTGCCATATTTATAAGTTTTTATAAATGTTTATAAATTCTCTGCATATCCAACTAACGTACAGTATATTGTACTTAACGCTGCTCCGGATTGAAAAGACCAATTTTTATTGTGTATGCCCTGTAACGGAGAGGACAACGAGTGAGCCACACCTGAATTAGCAGGAACCGGTAAAGTCATCCTAACCGACCCACCGCACTTTATTTGTACAAAAGTGTCAGTGGCAGAAGTGTTGGTGATCACAATAGAAGTGATAAATACCCGAACCCCTGCTCCCTGAGCCGCTATACATTCCGTATCGCTGCCGGCGGTATCTACCTGATGCCCATCTACAAATATTTGACTTCTACTCATTATCAATTTACCCCTCCTGGCGAAACATTAAAAGGTATCCACGCACACCGGCATGACGCATGAACAGGTATCATGCCCTGGGCTTCCTCAAGAGTAAATACTGACCTCTCTAAATCAGCACATTGATTGCATACACGATTGTCGCCGGCGGTAACTAATTCTGCCTTTACGGTTACCTGTGCGATTTGCCAACTTTTAAACTCCTGAAGCTGTGCCTCTGCATGTGCACGAATTATTTCAGTACGCGCCAATAATTCAGCCCGTCGCTTAGCGGGAATAAAACGACCTAACGTATCTACTATGCCCCCCGACAAGACCGAACGCAGATCGCGGGCTATCTCACGGGCCCCAAGTCCATCGGCAAGTCCCTGGCTCAGCACTCTTGATATTTGCGTGTCCATCGCAGATGTAATTCCTTTAAGGTCGTTGAATGCCCTTGTATAGAGCAGCCCAAGCCGATCAACATGAAATGGCGAGGACATAGAAACGGCGATACCCCCGGTTTGCTCAAGCGGCGGCACATCAAAACCCGCTGCCGTTAGTTGATAGCGTGCCCTCATGACACCCCGGCGATAAGAATCGGAAATATAAATGTTAGTCCATGCCTGATCTATGCTGCGCCCAAGTTGTTGCAGTTGTGTAGTCTCCAGGATTCCTTTGTTGATTTCATCTTCTAACCACTCCATGAAAGCCTGAATCTTATCGGTGCTCCTTGGAAAATCAAAAGCACGATAGCCTGGAGATTGATTGAGCACAGGTTTGCTAAGCCCCAGCACATCATCGGTGACAACAGCCTTAACAATATCATGTTCTAGCTTTGCAAAACGCGTTCGCATGTCACGGGCAAACCGATTTCTTAACGTGGTCGTCTGCGATGGATCACGATTGGTAAGTAGTAATTTGAGCATAAGTAGGACAGATACGCTTGCTACAAGAAGCAAACAAAATTATTATTAATATGAATATGAATATTATTTTTCTCATGAATCCAGTAAATTTTCTGTCTCTATATTGAATCTGTCTTCTTCGGTGGCCTGGTCTTCCATGGCCTGCAACGCCTCGTCAATCTGTTCATCGTTCAACCCTAAAATATATTTCAAGGCCAACTCTATGGGAAGGATCTCCATGCCTGCCAATGAGTCGCCGTAAGATTTCAGCGATTCCGCCCGCACCTTACCAGTATCGACCTTTTCCTTTTCCGAAGGGGAAAAGATGTCTGGCCAAACAACATTATAACTTTCAAAAACGGGAAGGATCTGAAATTCCATTAACCTGTTGATCAATGGTCTTAATATTTCGGGTTCAGCATACTCTTCCATGCGGGTTTTGATCAAATCTAACCATGCATCCCTATCCTGCGAGGAAGCCAACTCACCGCGTTCTGAACCTATAAGTATCCGTTTTGGTATTCCCGTTTGGGCAGAGATCGCCTGCAATTGTGCGTCTATATGATGTAAGGGGTCAGCAACCTGTTGGGCAAGAGCATTAATATCAACACCTGAAGTTTGTATGATTCGCCGCAAGTCATGCTCATAATCTTCAATCCGTTCTGCCATTAATCCCCTCTCCACATCTGTCATCTGATAACCTTCCCTGTCTGTAACATGATAGCCCGGCCGTGCACCACGCCAGAACATCTCAGCATCACCACCTAACAATTTCTCTATGTCAACCAAGCGATTTATGACGGGTTCTAGTCGTGGCATGCCCTCTATTTCAGAGGTCAAATGACCCGAAGTAACATGTAATACCCTAGACCAATGAATTATAATTTCATCCTCCTGTCCAGTACCGGGACTCAGTGATTTAATTCGATAGCTTTTAGGCTGGCCGTATCTTGGATTCGACGAGTTGTCCTCGTATTCATGTATTTTGCCGGCATCCTCTGCAATTTGGCGTATATATTGCAGTTTACGCTTGCCGCTTGCAGGTCTCAGAAAGTCCTCCTTTGCTTTGACATCATCAAGCCCCAAAACCAGGAGAGCGTGTTTACCTATACCGGCAAGTTTATCTAGCTTAACAAGTCTTTGCTTTATTTTGTGCACCCTTTCCAGGTTGCGCCAGGCCTCGTATAAAGCAGAATCTTCAATCGTTTTCCCATATTCAAAGACCAGAAGATCACCGCTCCATGTCTTATCCACCGGACGATTTATGATTGCCGACCCAATATCATTCCTCTTATACTTATTCCAATAATAAGTGAAGGTTAAGTCGGTTTCTTCCGGATACCCCAAAGCCTTATAAATTTTGCGGTCATCGCCGTACTGGTAGCCCAACCGCTGGCCCAACTTATTGCGCTGTGTGAGGTCAGAAACTATTTGAATGTAAGTTATTAGTTCCTGTTTGCTGAGTTTAGTGAGACTTTTATTGCCGTTTACTTCCATACTTGAGCCCCAAGTTAATTAAAAATCCACTCCTTTCAAATTCAGCCCTTACCATACCTTTGCCATTTTACGCCCGCTCAAATGTGCAAATGACCCGGAAGAAGCATCCACCTGATCTTTATAATGGCCCAATGGAAAGTTTCTAAGCTCCTCAATATAGGCATAATTCCATTCCGCAGCAATTATCTGAACATTTCCATTATTAACTTGTACCGAAAAAGGGTCAGCACGGCTTACCTTATCTCCGGTAGGGCGGTCGGCATACACGTTGTATCCGGCAAGGTTCCTGATGGTTGCCTCGGCACTTTCCTTGCCACCAGAACCAGGCTCCTGCTCAACAAATACCATGCATTGGTCTCCATCGGCTATGGCACATTCTTTAATG